CATGAGGAAATCCTATGACCAAATCCCGAACAGCGTTCATTCTCGCTGATACCATTTCTCCAGCAGGACATCGTTTAACCACTTTTGAAATCAAGCTACCTAAGGTTCTCCTTGCGGAACTAAATACACATCGCGCCCTTAGTCGAAATTTCTCCAGTTCACGCGCGATTCCAACAGCAAAATTTGTTGAAATTGAATCATTTGCCCCTAAAGCTTGGCTAAAGAATCAAGCCGGCATGGTGGCAAAGAATGAAGAAGTTGATGATGTTGCCCAAACTCAACATATTTGGAAGACCGCCATCCAGGCATCAAAAGACTATTCGAAATATCTAAGTGAACTCGGTCTTCATAAGCAATGGTCAAATCGACCCAATGACTGGCATACTATTGCTAAGGGTGTTTTATCCGGTACCGAATGGAATAATTTTCTTTGGCTTCGAGCTGATACTGATGCTCAACCAGAACTACAAGAACTAGCCTTTGATATCAAGGAACTCCTAGCCGAGTCTGAACCACAGCTACTCGCTCCAGGTGAATGGCATCTTCCATACGTGAAAACTATGAAAGATCTATTTGATAACGTTCGATACTTTGACTCAAACATGGTTGAGCTATCGGAAAAAGATGCAATCACATACTCAATGGCCTGTTGCGCCGCTGTTTCATATCGAACCGAAAATATTGGGCTGGAAAAAGCCAATGATATCTATAAAAAGCTATTCACCGGCGCCAAGGTTCACGCTTCCCCAAGCGAACATATTGCAACACCAATGCAAGTATTGGATTCTCTTAATGATAAATTAGAGTATATGTTCACGACAGACGGGGTGACCCATGTTGATCGTCATCAGAATCTCTGGAGCGGTAATCTGAAAGGTTTCATTCAGTTCCGCCAACTGATTGAGAATAATGTAAAACTAGGTTAAAATAATTGTTTTAAAGAGGAATTATGGAAAATATTGTACATGGAGTAAAAGTAGATTATGATCGAGATTCATTATTCTCAGAGTCTGGATTATCTAGATTAAAGGAAGGCTATCTATGCGCCGGCGAAACATCACCCCAACAACGTTTTGCTTTTATTTCAAAAACATTTTCATCCAATCCAGACCATGCTCAGCGTTTATATGATTATAGTTCAAAAATGTGGCTAAGTTATGCCACCCCCATTCTTAGCTATGGGAAAACTAAACAATCTCTACCGATTTCGTGTTTTGCGAGTCATCTTGGAGATTCTATGCGATCTATTTTGGACACTTCATCCGAAACCCGTATGCTAGCTGTAGTCGGTGGGGGTGTCGGTCTTCATGTTGGTCTCCGTCCAGGTGATAAAAAGTCTTCCGGCATTATTCCACATCTAAAGACATACGACGTTGATACTCTAGCATTTAAGCAGGGGACAACACGTCGAGGGGCAACGGCGGCCTATTTGGATATCAATCACCCAGAAATTATCGATTTTTTGGAAATGCGAAAACCGACTGGCGGAGACCCAAATCGTAAATGTTTAAATCTACATCATGGTATTAATATATCCGATGACTTCATGCGCCGAGTTGAGGCGTTATCTCTTCATAATGATGAATTGACAAAACATCAAAAAGAAGAACTTGATCAATTTCCGCTAGTAAATCCGCATACCAATGAAATTGTAGAATATGTTTCGGTTAAGGAATTGTGGGAGCGTATTTTAACAATCAGAATGGAAACCGGCGAGCCATACCTTTGGTTCATTGATACAGTTAATCGTGCGGTGCCAGAATTTCAAAAATCTAGGGGATTAACAAATAAGGGTTCAAATCTTTGTAGTGAAATAGCTTTATGCACTGACGATTCACGTACATTCGTTTGCTGTTTATCTTCAGTAAATGCAGAGAAATATGACGAATGGAAAGACGATTCAAATTTCATTCCCGACATTGTAGAAATGCTTGATAATGTAATCACGGTGTTTACGCAACAGGGTGCCAAGATTCCAGAAATTTCTCGTGCTGTGTATTCAGCACTACAAGAAAGATCAATTGGGATTGGGATGCTGGGCTGGCATGCGTTATTACAAAGTAAAATGATTCCATTTGAATCTGTATTGGCCGCATCATTGAATAAACAAATTTGGCAAAAAATGAATACAGAAGCTAAGCAAAAAACTATTGAATTAGCCAAGACTCGTGGTCCATGTCCAGATAGTGTTGGTAGTAGTACTCCAGTTAGAAATGCACATTTATTTGCTATTGCACCCAACGCATCAAGTTCAATTATTTTGAATACTTCGCCGTCTATTGAACCATATAGAGCTAATGTGTATCTAGAAAAAGGTGTTAATGGCACAAAAGTTCATAAAAACAAATACTTGGAAGCCCTTCTTGAACAAAAGGGGCAGAATACTCAGGAAGTATGGCGTGATATCATTGCTAACGACGGATCGGTAGCAGACATCGATTGTCTGAATGAATGGGAAAAAGATGTGTTTAAGACTTCAATGGAAATTGACCAAACATGGCTTATTCAACATGCGTCTGATCGTCAGCCATACATTTGCCAAGCGCAATCACTGAACCTGTTCTTCAGTCCAACGACCAACGTTGAATATCTACACCTAGTCCATCTGATGGCTTGGAAAAATGGTCTAAAAAGTCTATATTATTGCCGCTCTGACAACATGCGTAAAGCTGATAAGGTTGGTAAAAAAGTTCAGCGTGAGCGCATCGAAGACATGAAAGATATGCTTAAGTCGGACGAACCCGCTTGTGTAGCATGTGAGGGCTAAATTATGAAACTAAACCTCACCGATAATGAATCATTAGTATTTGGTCATGTTGGTGAGGTTGTACTTGTTTATGATAGTAAGTACAATCTCATCTGGTATCACCCAAATCCAGACATGCATGGCAAAGATGAATATGATGTTACTCCCGGCATAAGAGTATGGTATAATGATAAAGATGGAAAACATCTTGCAACTTTTATCTTGGCCGTTGGTGATACAGATTTCCCCCATGATAAACTGTATGGATTTACTAATAATGCTGATCCAGACATTATCGAACTATTTGATATTGCGGTAAATGTTTCTATATGCGAAGATATGACTATTTGGGGTCAGGTTCAATTTGATGAGCCATACAATGCCTTTATGTATAATATATACAATCAGAATTTTACATGCACATATAGTCATGACTGTGGGATTCGTCCGGCACCAGACTATGGTTTTGACACTTAATTGGAATTTGGAATATGATTAAAAAACATAAATCGCTGTTTGATCCGCGTAACTACTATAAGCCATTTGAATATCCACAAGCCTACGAGTTCTATGAGATGCATGAAAAGATGCACTGGCTCGTTGACGAAGTTCCAATGCATCAAGATGTTTTGGATTGGAAAAATAAGCTGACCAATCAAGAAAAACACTTTCTTACCCAAATCTTTCGTCTGTTTACACAATCGGATGTTGATGTTGCGGGAGCATATGCAAACAAATATATTCCTCTATTCCCAAAACCAGAAATTCGCATGATGTTATTGAGCTTTGCTGCTAGAGAAGCCATTCATATTCAAGCGTATAGTCATCTCATTGATACTCTGGGTATGTCAGAAGCCACGTATAAAGCTTTTATGGAATATGAAGCCATGCGTGAAAAGCATGATTTTATTGAAGAATTTATGGGCACCGATCAGAACATGATCGTTCAACAGATTGCGGCATTTTCGGCTTTTACTGAAGGTATGCAATTATTTTCATCTTTTATTATGCTGTTGAATTTCACTCGATTCAATAAGATGAATGGTATGGGGCAGATCATTGCATGGAGCATCAAGGACGAGTCGGTACATGTCGATGGGATGACTTGGTTATTTAAGGAGTTCCTAAAGGAACATAAAGATATTTGGACAGATGATCTTAAGCGCCAACTTTATAAAATTGCCGAGAAAATGGTTGAACTAGAAGATAAATTTATTGATCTAGCCTATGAGCTTGTTGAAGACGATGATCAATCGGAAGTGTTTAAGAATTTGACAAAGAACGAAGTCAAGCAATATATTCGATATATTGCCGATCGACGTCTAATTGGACTAGGTATGAAGGGTATTTTTAAAATTAAGAATAATCCTTTACCGTGGGTTGAAGAAATTCTTAACGCACCCGAACACGCCAACTTTTTTGAGCAACGCGCAACAGCCTATTCTAAAGGCTCTCTAACTGGAGATTGGGGTAAAATTTGGAAATGAACATCAATGAGCTAATTGATCTAGCTCAGAGTGTTGAAACAGAGGATCCCATTGATTGGGGTCTTCTGTCAATCTCCGAGTATGATACATACATGATGATTGCAACTTCTGTTCTTGAGCAGTATCAAACGTGGAAAGAAATGGGTGACTCTGAAAAGATTATGCTGTCGGTCATTCTGAAGTTGATCGTTGAAAATTTTGTTTTAAATTATCGTTTATTAAATGGAGCAAGTAATGGCTGAAAAATTCATCACGGAAGTTCTGGATGAGATTAACAAAGATGTTAGTCTATTTCAAACTGAATACAAGAAATCTGGTAATGGCGGTCCGCTTGGTAAGATGTTTTATCATGCATTTACGGCAGAAGGAAAATTCCTCCTTCCGGACGGAGAGCCTCCTTTCCGACCAGATCCGGCCCCTCAAGGAGTTGGACATGTGAATTTCAAATCGGAAATTCGTAAGTTTGATCTATTCTGCCGAAAGGATCTTACCGCAAATAAGCGAGAGAGTCTATTCATTCAATTGCTCGAAGCGGTGCATCCAAATGAAGCCAAGATCATTATTGCAATCAAAGATCAAAAGCTGACCGATCTTTATCCCAATATTACTCGTAAAGTCGTTGCTGATGCTGGTTTCATTCCTCAGCTATCCTCCGAAGAGCTGAAAGAGGAGATCGCTGAAGTAAAAAAGCCAGGGCGGCCACGGGGAAGGCCTTCGAAATCGGCGAACCCCCAAGAAGCCCAATAAATACACCAGTTAAGCCGGGCTTGATTGATCGTAGTCTGGCTTGGATTATGGCTAAATTCCCCGAGCCCATTCATGTGGGGACAATAACTAAAAAGAGGTAAACTTATGGCATCAAGACTTTTTGAATGTCAATCCTGTATGTCATTTGGTAAGATTATTTTGAAAGGCCCTGATGCCGATGTTGATTCAATTGCGTATTGTCCGACATGTGGGGCTGACATTAGCCGTGTAGATGATTATGAAGAGGATGAAGAAAATGGAAGAAGTTACGATTAAGAAAGTTGTGATTCATTATTCTGATGGTTCTACCGAAACGATTGGTAAACAAGAAGAACAGGTAGATGAACCGACTCAGCCTGTAGATTATTCAACAAATGATTTCTTCAACCAAATGTGGAATTCTAGCAATTGGAACCAAAGTTCTTGGAATCCGATGAAATGGTTTAAGTGAACTAATACACGACTAAAGATCGTGTATTTTTCTCGCGAATTTTGTATAAATAGCCTAGGCATTCAACCTAGGCTATTTTCATATGTGGGTTTACAAAGATCAACCATTCTCAGATGAACAGATTGGCACATCTCTCGGTTTCGTTTACAAGATTACCAATCTTCTAGATGGTAGGATCTACTTTGGCCAGAAGAAATTCTGGTTCACCAAGACCAGAACAGTCAAGGGAAAAAAGAAAAGAGAAAAAGCTC